GGTTGTAATATCATAGCAAAAGGACCGGGTGGGTTACACATTCTTTCAGAGGGTGATATTAATATAGATGCAAGGGGTTCTTTCAATGTTACTGCAAGAGAAATCAATATGACCACCACTGGTGCTGATGATGGTGACTTTACAGTTCATGCAAAAAGAGATATAATGTTGGATGCAGACAATAATTTCAAAACATTTGGAACAAATTGTGTTATTTCAGCAGCAGAAACTATGATTACACATTCGGGTGGTATTACTTTTACTATGGCAAATCCAGTTTATGTCTATGAGAAAAAATCAAAACTCATACCTTCCGGCATACGTACTTTAGTAGAGGGTATTTCTAAACAATTCAAATTATGATTTTCTTTTCTATTATACTATCACTCTTTGCAAATCATTTACCAGTGATGTATGTTCAAGTGCCTCAGTGGGCAGATGATTGGGCAGTGTGTGCAGTAGATATACCTGATGCAAAATGTCATTGGTATGTCATGGCTCCAGACAATACATTCGGTGAGGGATTTGATTGGGAAAGTGCACCTTGGTTTGATGCCAATGGATTAAATGATGTTGCACCGATGCAAGAAGTTTCAGTTTTAGAAAAATTACAGGGAAAGAAATGAAAACATTTTCACAGTTTCAAGAAGATGTTGATAGTATGAAAGCAACTATGAAAGGATTTGCTGATACTATAGTGCCACAAATGAAAAAGTTTGCTAAAAGTAAAGAAGCAAAAGATTTAAAAACCAATGTTATGAATATGTTTATTGATAAAGGTAATCAACTTTTAGATAAAGGTAAAAAGAAACTTGGTGAATTTGAGAAAAAAGTAAAATGACAACTCCTAACTGGCAACACAATTCTGGTAAACCACAGAAACGAACGTTAAAACCACAAGCTCTACGACAAGCAAAAAAACGTCGTGGACAGTTAATAAAGTGTCTACTCAACCGTCCCAAGGGGCGGTTTCGTTGTTATAATAGGTATATCAGATAAAGGAACAATGAAACACGAAATCAAATCAACACTTGCTAAACTACTTGCAACAGAGGATCTAATAGTTGAGCATAAGAATGTAGAGACAGCACAGTTTGACGTTCACAGTCGTGTATTAACACTTCCTAACTGGGAGAAAGCAAGTGAAGGCATATTTGATATGCTTGTTTGTCATGAGGTTGGTCACGCTCTTTATACACCAGATAGAGATTGGACAGAAGGTAGAGTATTATCACAATCTTTTATTAATATTGTAGAGGATGCAAGAATTGAAAAACTAATGAAGCGTAGATATGAGGGTGTATCTAAGACATTCTTTAATGCTTATAATGAATTATCTGATATTGATTTCTTTGAGATTAATAATAAAGAAGTTGATGAAATGAATCTTGCAGACCGTATTAACTTACACTACAAGATTGGAAACTTTGTTGATATTGATTTCATACCCGAAGAGCAATACTTTATTGATAAGATTGATGTAATCGAAACATTTGATGAAGCACTTGATGTTGCTGAAGAATTATATGCATATTGTAAGGAGAAGAAAGCAGAAGAGAAACAGAAACTTGAAGAGATGCAGCAGATGAAATCTGACTTAGGTATGGATATGGAAGACATGGTTGGCAATTCTCCAAATCAACCTAGTGATGATAATGGTGAAGGACAAGAAACTGATGATATGGATGGTAAACCACAATCAGTAAACGAACCAGTGATTGAGGACTTTGAGGATTTCTTAAAGGATAATCAAGGTGAGCAAGAGTGGAATGAAGAACCTGAGTCTGAAACAATGGAAGCATTGAATGATGCACTTAAAAACCTAACAAATACTCAAACAAGAGAAAGTCAGTATATTGAGATACCTGAGTTAAATCTAAAAAATATTATCATTGATAATGAAAAAGTTCACAAAGACATAGATGCAGGTTGGATTCAGAATGAAGAAGGTAGAGAGAAGTATGTAGAAAGATATAAAGATATGTACTCATCTGTAGATTTGAGTGAACCAATATGTGCAGAAGTTGATAAGATGTATTATAAATTCAAGAAAGATGCACATAAGGAGGTAAACTATCTTGTCAAAGAATTCGAGAGACGCAAGTGTGCAGGAGCTTATGCTCGCTCTTCTACTAGTCGTACTGGTGTCTTGGATACCAAATCTCTTCATACTTATAAATTCAATGAGGACATCTTTAAGAAAATCACAGTTGTGCCAGATGGGAAAAACCACGGACTAGTATTCATTCTTGATTGGTCAGGTTCAATGAATAATGTGATACTTGATACTCTTAAGCAGTTATATAATCTTATCTGGTTCTGTCGTAAAGTCCAGATACCTTATGAAGTATATGCATTTACCATTGACTACTCTAACTATGATCCAATGACAGGTAAGAAGGAGAGAGTATTTAAGGTAAAGGATAATGAAGTGCAGATACCTGATAGTTTTCATCTACTTAACTTCTTTACTCATAAGACAAAAACAAAAGACCTAGACCGTCAAATGCTTAACATATTCAGACTTGCTGCATCATTTGATTGGAAGATTGATACACCTTGGATACAAGCACCACATGGTTATAGATTATCAGGAACACCACTGAATGAGACAATGATTGCTCTACGTCAATTACTTCCAGAGTTTAAGAAAAATACTAATGTTGAGAAAGTACAATGTGTTGTTCTAACTGATGGTGAAGGTCAACCAATGAGATATAATAAAGAAGTTAAGAGAGATTGGGAAGATGAACTTTGGATGGGCACACAATACTTCGGTGAAGGATGCTTCATTCGTGATAGAGAGTTAGGAACAACATATCTTTGTGAAGGACATTATTATGATGATCGTAATCAAACTGATGTTTTACTTAAGAATTTAAGAGAGCGTTTACCAAGTGTTAATTTTATCGGTATTCGTATTATGCCATCTCGTGAAGGTTCATCCTTTGCACACAGATATCTTGGATATGGTAATGAAGATTATGAAAAGATAATGAAGAGATGGAGAAAGGAAAAATCATTTGCAATCAAAGATGCAGGTTATCATACTTACTTTGGTATGGCATCAACATCTCTTGCAAACGATGCAGACTTTGAGGTACAAGATGATGCTACAAAAGCACAAATCAAGAGAGCATTCTTTAAGAGTCTTAAGAATAAAAAGATGAACAAGAAAATACTTGGTGAATTCATCGAATTGGTAGCGTGATAAATATATGTACATTATATTATTACAATGGACTGGAACAAAAGAATTACACCAAAAGACGCTCAAAAAATGATGGACGCATATGCAAAAGTATATGCTCCTAAAGAGGAACCAAAACCTGAGACAGAGGCAACCGCTGAGTCCGAAGCACCTGCTGATACAGCAGAAAAAGATAAATAGAAGGTATTTACCAGAGAGAAAATGTCTAAATTTGGAGATTTAATATCAGGAGTATCAGGTGAAACTGTAGTGGCAGCACCTGCTCCTGTCGTAGAAGAAGCACCTGCACCTGTCGTAGAGGAAGCACCTGCTCCAGTAGTGGAGGAAGAGCCACCCAGACCAGAGGAGGAAGTTGCAGATACAATAGCAGCACCTGTAAGTTTTGAGTCTATGTCAAAAGATGAACTTGAGGACTATGGACGTACCGTAGGTATTGAGTTAGATAGAAGACATAACAAGAAAAAATTAATTAAAGAATTAGAAGACCACTTAGCAACCAGTTAATAAAGTGGCACACAAGGGGGTTACATGACCCTCTTTTTTGATTATAATAAGTATATCAAAAGAAAAAACAAACTTTATTATGCCCTTCGAGATTAAAATGACTGCCGACCAAGTGATTGAAAAACTAAAAGCACTTTACGGTACTGAGTTCACAGCAGCAGATATCAAAGCATTCTGTGCAATGAACGATATTACATATCAAACAGTAACTAAGAAGTTACAGAAATTCAAGGTTTCCAAAGGTAAGTGGAATCTAGAAGTTACACAGCAGAGTGTACAGAACATTGAGAAGAGTTTTGCTGCTCCTGCTGTAATGCCACACGTTGAGAAGAATCTTGTCCCAACAGTTGATCCTAACTTTGTTAAGTTTGGAAACTTCACTGATGTTAAGAAGATTGTTCAATCAAAACAGTTCTACCCAACATTCATTACTGGTTTATCTGGTAACGGTAAGACATTTGGTGTAGAGCAAGTATGTGCACAACTTAAGAGGGAGTTAATTCGTGTCAACATCACCATCGAAACGGACGAAGATGATCTTATTGGTGGGTTCCGTCTTGTTGATGGCAACACTGTTTGGCACAACGGACCTGTGGTCGAAGCTCTTCAAAGGGGAGCTGTCCTACTTTTAGATGAGATTGACCTAGCATCAAACAAGATACTTTGTTTACAACCAGTTCTTGAAGGTAAGGGATTATTCCTCAAGAAAATTGGTCAGTATGTTACACCTAAAGCAGGTTTTAACGTAATCGCAACAGCAAATACAAAAGGTAAAGGTTCTGATGACGGACGTTTCATAGGTACTAACGTATTAAACGAAGCATTCTTAGAAAGATTTCCTGTCACATTCGAGCAATCATATCCACATCCAAAGGTAGAGGAGAGATTACTCACACTTCACGCAGAGAGTGTTGGTGTTAAAGATTTATCCTTTGTCAAGAAACTTGTAGACTGGGCAGACATCATTCGTAAAACATTCTATGATGGTGGTGTAGAAGATATCATCAGTACACGTAGATTGGTTCATATCATTCGTGCTTACAGCATCTTCAATGATAAAGCAAAATCATTACAAGTGTGTATCAATCGTTTCGATGATGAGACTAAGCAATCATTCTTAGAGTTATATGACAAAGTAGATGCTGACTTTGAAATGGAAAAGATAGAAGATGCAATGTATACTGAGGACAAAAATGAATCTGTGGGTTAATTACAAAAAGATTCTGCACGAAACGCCCCCCCTCCATAATAGGTCGGGGAGCGTTTGGGCTACATGGGATTCTAAAGGTACATACTTAACCGCAAAAACCTATACAACCCCATATATAATTAAGTCACGAGAAGTGGAGATCTGGAATGAAAAATCTTGCATTTACAACAACATCATCTATCCTAAGACAGGCAGTAATCTTCCATGTTTTGGTATGGATCTTATGGGATTCTTTGACAAGAAGGTCATTATTGTCTTTGATTTTCAACATCCTGTAGAAAACTATTTGTTCTCTGTTGATGGTTTACCAAAACAAGAAGGTAATATAAGGTTCTTTGAACCTGGTAATCATTTTTCAGAAAACATTTATGTAGTCAAGTGTACTATGGATGAGGTTGATGAACATCTCGATATGTTTAGAACTTACTTGACAAAGTTTAAAGATATGGTAGAATTAGAGAAACCAACTGGTGTAGATACCAGTTACTATAAAGACTTTGATGCTTATATGACTAAACTTGATCCAGTATCAGGATACCTGTCTGGTAAGTTTGGAAAAGAAAAAGCAGAAAGTCTCGTAAACGATTTTCTATTTACATATGGTTAATGCATGGAGTTTAGCAGCATCTATTTTAAATGGAACATTTGATGAGGATTATCCAATCATGAATAAAAAAGAAGTTGATGAAAAAACAGGATTATGGAAAGAACCAGATCCAGTAGAACATTCAGATGCTTATTACGATTACAAACGTAATGATCCAAATAGAGAGAATCCTTTTACTGATCCTGTAGATCGAGCAAGAGCAGAAAGAGTGGTAGGAAACACTGATAAGGATTTAGAATCTATCAAAAACTCTGGTGGATTTGAATGGACACCAGGTTCTCCTTGGCCACCATCTGAATTTGGTATTAAAGAAGATGATGGACTCGATTATGAAATTGATTTAAGTGATGATACCACAGAAAATATGGAATATACAAAAATGGATTACGAACCACAAAAAAATCATCAATACAAATATCATGAAGAAGAAATTTTAAAAGATATTGAGGAGTATGTATCTTCAACATATCAAGGTCACTATACTGGATCAAAACACGAATTTCGTAAAGTGCAAACTATCGATTTGATGGCAGCAAGAGATATTGCACCCCATTTCTGTCAAGCAAATATACTCAAATATGGAAGTCGTTATGGAAGTAAGAATGGAAAAGATAAAAAAGACTTGCTAAAAGTAGTACATTATGCTATGCTGTTATTACATTTTGACGGACATTATGGAGAACCATCAATGCCCTCTGGAAACTTTGATCAAATGCCCTAACTATGAAACTTCAATCTGAAAACATGAAATTATCTGAAAAAACAATTGCTTTATTGAAAAACTTTTCATCAATAAATCAATCAATTTTATTTAAAAAAGGAAATGTTCTCCGCACAATGTCTGTAATGAAAAATATTCTTGCAGAAGTAGATATTGAAGAATGTTTCCCTCAAGATTTTGCAATCTATGACCTTGTTCAATTTCTAAATGGAATATCATTATATTCTGATCCAGATCTTGATTTTGAAAATGAATCACATCTCACAATTCGTGAAGGTAGAAATCATAGAACAAAATATTTCTTTGCCGATCCAAGTGTAATTGTTGCACCTCCAGAAAAATCTTTGACACTTCCAAGTGAAGATGTAAGTTTTACAATTGACACAAATAATTTAACTCAACTTCTTAAGGCAGCAGCAATTTATCAATTATCAGATCTATCTGTTGTTGGAAGTAATGGTGCTGTAAAATTAGTTGTTCGTGACAAAAAGAATGACAGTTCAAATGAATTTGCAATTGTTGTTGGTGAAACTGATAAAGAGTTTTCATTTAATTTTAAGGTCGAAAATATTAAAATTTTACCTGGTACTTATGAAGTTGTCATATCTAAAAAATTACTTTCTAGATTTGTAAACAAAAACTATAATTTAACTTATTACATCGCATTAGAACCAGATTCAACATTTCAATAATGAAATATATTCTTTATAATGAAGAGCATGAACATCAAGGAACTTTTCCTTCTGTCGAAAAGTTAAGAAACTTTCTTTGTGACAGAAAATATGATAATAAATGTGACTTTGATATTTCTTGCACTTTTGA